TTTTATCCCTCCGTTCCTGTGTCTTCCGGCTCTGCATTGGTGCTGACCGGTATAAGTTCGAAGGTTGAGGTCCAATGTTTGATTATTGTATTCTTACTCAAACGAGAAGACATACACTCATACCATCTTCCCTCATACAGAAGCTGGTCCGACCTAACGCCTTCTTCCTGCTTGGAGCAGCTGATTGGGAAATCACCAAATGTCTTCAACATGGTTTTATCTCCACTGCCTCCGGCTTCTATGATTTCATCAGCCGACATAACCTGTACATCAAGGAATACCGAAATATCCTTGTATGTGGCGGTGGGATATCCGTTTACAACAGCATCTTCCCCATATCGCCTCAATGTGTAATTGTCTCCGAAAAATGGCATCAGTCAGAACCTCCCTTCTGTTGTATTACATAATTGATTGACTGTCTCATTCGCCCGGTGTCTACCAGCGGTGTATCAGAGCCTTTTTTCTTTATGGTCGCCTCTGAGTTGGGTGTAAAATTGCCGCTTACAATTTGTTTCTGAATAAGTCCTTTCTGAAACACACCAATCTTTTTCAAGACATCTTCTGCCGAGCCGCCTCGCAAAAGTTCCTTTTTCATGGACTGCAGAAAGTTATTTATCTGATCTGCATTGGCATCCACACTGTCACGCAGGAATGGTCTCGACGGGATATGTACTGTGCCAAGTTCATTGAACATGGCTATATCCACCAAATCCACACCATCATCACTGGTTTCGCCTTGCTGAATGCCTATCCGAACCTCTTTGTCTTTCAGTTCTTGGAGCATTTTCTCAAACTTTTTTCCATCTGCAGTTACGGTGTCCCGAACATTAACCGACATGATTCACTCCAGCCGACACAATAGGAACAATGCAGCTCCTCCGCATTTGTAGAAACTGCATTCCATAAACCGTTAATCCATATTCCGAATCTGCGGCTGTGTTCCCTGCCTGATTATTAGAAAAGGACACCGATGTTTCACCTTCCGAAACGGAAGATAATCCAATGGTGTCCCCTATCGTTCCTGTGCCGATTGTGTTTCCCAAACCAGACATTTTCATTTTATGTGCCGATAAATAAGCCAAAGCCTGCTGATACAGTTTGCCAAATCTCTTTTTGCTAATAAGCGGCTCTGCAAGAGATATGAATACATTTATGGTATCCTCATCAACATCTTTAAACTCACTCATAGTTGCCCGGATAATATCGTAGGCTTCCATAATGGTCACCTCCTACTGTTCAAGAGCAGCAAGAATCTTCTCCCTTACGGTTTCCTCGGTATCATCATCCTTTACCTCAATCTCCATACCGGCAGCCTTCTTCAAAAGAGCCGCTTTCTTCATGCCTTTTACAGCATTGATTTCAGCCTCTTTCTCAGCCTGTGCAGCCGCAAGAGCCTCCTGCTCTGCCTTATACTTGGCAATAGCCTCCTCGGCAATCTTGGCTCTCTCAAAATCGCTTACTCCGTCAGCAGCGGTATTCTGTGTGTCATTATCCGCATCTGCAACAATTCCTTTTGCAAGATAATCCGCAACACAAGGGTTTTTCTCCATGCCATCAGGAAGGACCATGTCCTTCCCCGGAAGAAGCGGCTCGCCATTGATACCGATAATCTTTCTTGACTTGTTAATAATCTTCATTGTGCAACCTCCTTAAATTCCGTATGCCAGAAGCATTGACAACGGGTAGTAGATGATAAGTCCGGCAGTTCTTGTCTCACAAGGAATTTCCGTCTCCAACTTCTGTACCTGTAAAGGATACTGATAGAACGGAAGCGGAATCTCAAGACTGAACTTCTCCGGATCCTTCGTGTACATAAATGCAACATTCTTTCCGCTGGTGTTGATGTCCGTCGCACTATCCTGTAACTCTGCCATTGATTCAAAATTCTTCAGATAAGGAGCGTGGTCCTTGATGAAGCTGAGAACTGTTGTCTCCGTATCCGGAATTCTTCTTGTGGCAAGGTCCATGTAAATGTATGCCGGAAGTGCCAATGTGTCAGGCTTTTCGATTGACATTGTAATCTTGTCAATGAACTTCTGCATACCATTGATATCATCCAGAATCTGGTCTGCAGTCTTGTGAGCCCAATCGGTGTACTTTTTACCATCAACCTCAACCTCTGACAGAGTGTAAAGAGGAATATCATTCTCCTCAGAGAAGATACCGACAAGGTTATGCTTCTTGTCGCCGGCGAAAGCAATCTTGTTTACCATATAGTCGGATGCCCGTCTTGCAGCTGCTCCCTTTCTTGCATCCAGTGACTTTCCGGCCATGCGGGATGCTCTCATTTCCTGCACATTATATCCATAGCTGTCGCCAATGGACTTAATAGATGCGGTGTGAGATTCGCCCTGTACATCTACTCTCGGAAGGTCAGTTGCGTAATTGTTGATAATCGCAGCCATACCGGTAATGTCATAGCTGTAATATGTGGTTGTTTCTGCTCCCTCATTTACCTCGGAGGTAATAGGGAAATATGCCAGAGCCGAAAGTTCCGGGTACTGCTTGTCATAGGTCTTTGTCTTGACCTGATCAAGCTCTCTGGCGAAGAATACTGTTGCTGATTCAACGCTGTCAAAACGAAGGTTCTCACTTCCTGCAAGTCCTTTTACGAGGGTGGAACCCTTTAATGCGCTGTAATCATCCATGTTAAAATCTTTCATCGATGTGTCCCTCCTTATTCAGTTTTTGCACCAGCAGGGAAAAACTCTGCATTTGCAATACCATCATCAGTTACGCCAAGGTAAATCGCATTCAATTCCACCTTGGTTGAGCTGTCAGCCGATGTAGTGAACAGCCCTGCTTCTTCTCCGTCGGTAATCAGATACACCTTTTCCTTGTATGCAGGTGCGGCGTCTTTACCTGTCTTTACCCAGATTTTGCCATGGTGCAGGCAGCCGACAGTTCTCTTGTCATCAATGCCAACCTTTCCGGCCATATCCATCTCAACCATTACGGAATTGTGTACCACAACTCCCTCAAAATCTGTGGCAGTAGCAGAAGATGTAGGAACAGCAACATCAGTACCCTTGTTTGTTCCAACAACAACGCCGATACCAAAGGAAATTCCTGTTCCCTCTGCCTGCCTTGTAGATACTTCGTGGGCTGATAAATCAAACAGCCCTCCGGCTACTCCCTTGGGAAAGCCGAAACCATAACTTGTCTGTGCAGCCATGCTCATTACTTTCTACCTCCTGTCATTCTTGAAATCATATTCTTACGGGCGGAATTGGAATTGCTTTCCTCTTTCGCATCCTTACGAACTTTGTTTGTTACCATCTTCTGTCTCTGATCGTCTGTGCTCTTTCTCTCGTGGAAAGACTGCTTTGCGATATCATAAGCGGCATTGATGTAGCTGTTGCTCTTTCCGTCGAGGTTAATCTTCGGATTGACTGCCTTAATGATACGCTTTCTTCCTTCTGTCACAGAGAGTTTCTCGACACCATCAAGATTGAGTTTGTCTGCCATTCTGCACACATCCAAACGGTCCTGAATGATTCTGTCTACGGAATCCATATTTACTCCCTTCTCTTTTTCCTCCTCGGATTCTTCCTCTCCCTCGTCAGAATTTTCTTCCTCAGAATCAGGAGAGCCTTCGCCTTCGGGATTGTCTTCCTCTCCCTCGTCTCCGTTCATATCACTGGAAGCCTGCAGCTTGTCAATTTCCTCCAAGAGAGTGTCAAGGTCTGCTTTCTGCTCTGCAATGATTTCTTCCGGATCCATTCCTTCTCCTTCGGAATCCCGGCGGTCAATGTTCTCTCTGACCTTATCAACAGGGCTCTTTTCTTCCTCCTGTCCCTCGGTCGGTGTTTCCTCCGGGTCTTCCTCTCCGTCTGTTCCTTCGCCAGTCGCCTGACTTGCCGCCTGCTGAGCCTTGAATAATGCAATAGCAGCTTCCATTTCCTCCGGGGAAAGTTCTGCTCCATCATCAGCTCTGCGACCTTTTGCATTAGGTTTGTACATGATTACTTTGCCTCCTTTTAGAATTTGTACATCATCATCCTTGCCATCAATATTTAAGCGGGCAGCCTCTCCGGCTCTCGCCTCTCCAACTAACGCAAGGTGATTGATTTCGATATTTTTCTGTATACAATCATATTTCTCTCCCTTGTATACGCCGGGAGTATCATCCGTATCGAGGCTGTATCCAAGTGAAAGTTCCTTCAAGCCGCATCTTTCCAATGCGTTTGTGTCATGAATGATAATCTCGCAGCGGACATTATCTCCGTCACGATATCCTTTGCTCATGATTGTGCCTATCTGCTCTCTGTGAACATTTTCCTTGTCTACCTCCCCAGCATCATGCGTGATGATAATTGGTTTGCCCTTGTAACTCTCCAATGATTTCTCGTCAAAGACGTTCTCAGGCAAGCGGAGTTCCCTCCTTGTACTTCCATCATCATTCTTGTACTCAAATATTCCACAGGTAGTTACAATGGGATGGTCTACCAGATATCCCTCGTCTGTGTAATAAGTCTGATCAATGGAAATACTGTCAATTCTTCGCAGTTTCACTTTCCGCACCTCCTGTTTATTTTCACTTTTTCAAGGCAATCACCCCTTTCATACTGGCAAATCCAGTTCGTCTATATCAAATACCGGTATCGCACAGCACCGGCACTGATAATCTTCTCCAGGATGGCACCGCCTTCCGTTGTCTGTTTCTGGCGGATCGTCCCAACTGAAAATTTTTCCTTCGAGGTCTAAGTGGCTTTTCCGCTCCCTTTTGTCAAGACAGCCAGACCATTTGTATTTGCTAACTCCTGCCTCTCTCTGCTGGCTCTGTGTTATGTTTGAGTTGAGTTTTGATGTCTGGTCTCTTGCTATCAGCTGTGCGTGTCGCTTATCCATTCCATACTGCCGCTGAAGTTCTTTCACAATGTTAGTAGTGGTGCGGCCATTCATGTAATCCGAATAA